CCCTGTACGTTTTCCAGGTCAGCTCATTGTGGATATTGATGATGTTCCCCAGGGTGTCATATCCGAAACGAAGGACTTCCTTGTCGTATCGCTTCCCGAGACGGACATATTTATAGGCCGTTTCAAGGTTATTTACGTCGCAGATTCTTTTGTATAGGTTATTGTGCCGCTTCATCTTTTCCTTTTTAATGTGCCTTTATGATCTTTCGCTACTGCTACTAAAACATGAAGGCTTTGGGCTATTTTCCCTTTCGGGAAGGGCGCAGCCTCCCTATGAAATGCACTGGGCCTCTGCCCGTAAGCAGGCGCCTTCTGGCAGATTCAAAGTCGAGACGGAAGCCGATATTCGTGTTGACGTTCGTGCGCAGATTGTTGAGGTTCAGCGCGGCCACACCAGCATTGGCGGCGTTGTTCCAATTCCCAAAACGGATCGGAATGCGCTAACAGATAGTCACTATTCATGTTTTACAGGCTGTGCCCCTTCTCGCTGGGATCTGATCCATCCGCCCAGCAATTTTCCAACTTCGTCAATTCTTTCCATCCACAGGGTGTATTTCTTATGATCGATGTACTTCAGCCGCCGATGGGCCAGATCCACCAGGTGCCGCAGCGTTTCGTGGGCAATATCCAGCTCCATCAGGGCTGTTTTCCGATAGGTCCGCTTATTGGTCTCCACGATCAGCCGTAAAATCTCATACATCTGCTGCCGGATCATGGCTGCCAGCACAAATTTCTCGTATTTCGGAAACTGTCTGACGGCGATGGTGCCGTACTCGATCATTTCCAGAGTCTTTTCATAGATAATCAGATTTTTTGTCACTTCGTTCCCTGCGGGGCTTAAGGGGCCGGGCTACCGCCCGGCCCGCAGATTATACAGACACCACTCAACCGAGATAGGCGAGACGGAAGCCGATACCCGTGGAGACGACCGTGCGCAGAAGGTTGAGGTACATCGCAGCCACGCCCGCAATGGCGGCGTCGCTCCAATCCCCAAAACGGAACGGAATGCGCTCGCCGGCACAATTCCAATACATGCTGCCGACCGGATTCGACGCATCAAACGCCGGATCGATCATCGCCTGCTGGCAACGATTTTTGATCGCAGCGCTGAGGGCCGAGTAGGCTGCGGATCTGGCGACGGTCTTCCAGGCGGTCGGCCCGCCGGACGTGTGGACCGTATCCGTGCCAGCAACGCCCAGTTGCGGAGGAGTGCCGGCGGCGATGATTACCTCATCCGTCGGCCATGACGCCTCCGCGAGCGTGTAATAATTGTCTGTCGGCAGATAGAACTTGCCATCGACAATCTTCATGCCGTCGGTCCATTCCCAAATATTCCCGACTAGATCGGACACGCCTTGCATCGTCCCGTCATGGCGCCAGGCGGCGGGGCCGGTGCCCGTCAATGTCCGCGCCGTCCCGGAGGCGGTGCCGGGCAGGAGGCTATCCTGCCGCACGCCGGTTTGCTGTTTGTTTGTGTGGTGGCGGCCGTAATCCGTATTGCCGGACGGCTGGCCGTTTTTGATGCACAACAGCGCCAGGGCGGCGGCTTCCCAATTCGTCAACATGTGGAATCCGGCCCGTCTTGTCGTATCGCCTGCGTTTTTCATCAGGCAATAATCCAGGCAGGTGTTAAAATTGGCCGAACCGGTCGGATCTTTGTAGGGCAACGAATAGGCCCGCGATCCGTACACATAGGAATTGTACATTCCTATCATGATTTCGGCCTTTTGCACCGTGTTGACCAGAAACGCCGGGTGGCTGCCCGTGCCCAGATCCGCGTCGATGTCCTCGACGGAAAACGTCGGGATCCGGACCATCACGGACGGCAGTTTCACGTCGTCAAAAACGACGGTGTTTCGGCCGCCGGACCCGGCCTCCAGGGCGTGTTTATACGCCTCCCACAACGATATGTTCATTAACGGCATGGTGTTACCTCCTTGTTTTCATATTGGGGGACGGATTTCTTATCCGCCCGGTCCGGCTCATGGCCGCCGCCGGCGGCGGCCCGCTGCTTCACATATTCTTCAAATCCCGCTGCAGATGATTGCTGAAATCACGCTTTTCCTCGATGCTGAGCCCCTGCGGCAGGCCGTATTTCTTCAGGATCGGACGGATATCCAGGAGCGCCTTATAGCCGCACCCGGCGCACGTCAGCCAGTCTTCCGCGGGCAGATCCGATGTAATTTCCACCTTGTTTGCGAATCGGCATTTCGGGCAGCGCAACGTCTCGATGCCGAGGTGGATTGTACCGGGCTTGATGATGGGTGAAATCGTGGCCATAGCGTTTTTCCTCCTCTCCCGGAATCTGTTCCCCCCCCCATTGCGGGGTCAGTTCTCCACCGCAATCACTTCGACATAGTCGATCTGCTTGGTATTGCCGATATGGTGTAGCAACTTCTGCACCTCGGCCGTGAAACCGCTCATCGCATCGAGCGGATGGGTAATGTCGATGATATCGCCCGGCTCGATTTCCATATTGTCCAGGAATACGCCGAATTTTGGCATCTTGCGGGCCTGCATGTGATAATCCACGAGGTACAGGCCAACCTCCTCGGCCATATCCGCGTCGCGCACAGCGTCAAAGAGAAACAGTGATCGATCACCCTTCCATTCCCGCTGGCCATAACGGGCGATGGATGTGGCATTCTGGATGTTCCAGACGCCGTAGTAAGCCTGGTCGTCGCCGGCGTCACGGGTGAGATCGAGTTCGTAACAAAGATTCAGCAGATTGATGATCTCCGACGACGGGCTCCGCTCGATTGATACGGAATCGCGCTTGATCTCGTTTTTGGCGATCGCGTGGCCGCTTGCCTGGCCGAGCTGCCGGACGAAAAGTTTCGCCGTCCCGTAGGCTGTGACCAAAAAGCGGCTGCGGCATTGCAGCGCCAGGCGCATGAGCAGGTCGGCGGCCGACACGAGCTTCTTGATCAGCATGGCGAATGAATAAGAGTTTGCCGCATAGAACGCGCCCGCGGCGGTAAACGACGCGCTGTCGATATCGGCCGACGGCGCGCTCAGGATGACGCCCCAGAGGTGCTTAAAAACGTGGTCCGGCCGCTCGATGAGTGCGTCCGGTGTCCCGGTATAGGTCCCGGCGCCGTCGTCCTGGTAGCCGTCGATGTTTGCTGTAACGATAGTCCCGATCAGCACGTCGGCAACGGAATTGCCGGAGAGGGTGACCGTGCCGGATTTGGTTGCCGCGCCTGATTTGGTTACGGATCCGGTCTTACTGGCAGCGCCGGACCTGCTTACGCCGATCGTGTCGGAAACGCTGATCCCGTCGCTGATCCCGGCCCCGTCGTTGACGGCTATCGTGTCGGAGACGCCGGCACCGTCGGAAACGCCGATCGTGTCGGAGACGCCGGCGCCGTCGGAGATGCTCCCGGTAACAGCAACCCCCGTTGCGGCATGGTCTTCTATTGTTGGTTCATACTCGATTTCCGCCCATACCTCGTAAATATCGATCGGCCCCGATCCGGCAGGATATGTTGGAGATACAAGGCCGCTGGCTGCATTAATCTCCGCCCAAGTGTCATAGGATGCTCCAAGATCGGTCCAGTCCCCTTTTTGAGGAGTCGTTGTGTTGTTCGCGCTCATCGTAACGCCCGCGAACGTAAACGAGACGATGCCGCTCGGTGCATATGCTTTCAGGCAGATCCGTATGCGTTTTGGAACGCCCTGATAATCCTCGTAATATTGTTTTGTAACCGTTAAATATCCGCTCCCGGTCCATGCGGATACGCGGGCATAGGTATCAAAATTTGAGTCGATGGCGTTGGCCGGGTTGGCCACTGTTGCGCCGGCATAAGCGACGGCAGTTTCAAATTTCCATACGATGATGGTATTCCCCGCAGCCGGATGACCGTGGCTGCCCTCCGCGGCTCCAATGGTTCCGTTGGTAACACTGCCGGTCTTGGAGGCGGCGCCGGTCTTCGTGACGCTGCCGGTCTTGCTCACGGTGCCGCTCTTGGTAACGCTGCCGGTTTTTGTCACCGTCCCGGCTTTTGATGCGGCGCCGGTTTTGCTGACGCCTATCGTGTCGGACACCCCGGCCCCGTCCACCACGCCGATTCCGTCCACCACGGCGATCCCGTCGGTCAATATCAAATCGATCGCCTGCTGGCGCGTCAGGCGCGACGGTACGGTGAAGACCGCCTTTCCCTCCCATCCGGCCATCTCGTCGCCCGTTTGCCCTGTATATTTTGTGGCGATCGACGTCACGCGGACGCCGTCCACATAGACGTCGCCGATTGACTTTACCGGGTGCCCGGCAACGAGATAGACAAACGCGGCCAGCTCCTCCCAGCAGGGCGCGCCGGCGTCATGGGTGACGGCCGTTGTGCTGTTGTAGCCGCGGGTGCAGCCGGTCAGCGTGTTGGCCGCGTTTCCCGTGTAAGAGATCTGTTCCGCATCGATGCCGACCACCCCAGAGGCCGGAAAATAGGAAGAATCGGAAAGCTCGATCGACGTCTGCCCGGCAGTGATGGCCGCGGCCAGGCTGTTCACGTCTCCGGATACGATGGCATGACACGGCACGTTCGGGCAGCTTCCATAGATGATGTTCTGCATCTTGCCGTATTCATCCGGATCGGCGTCCGGGAAATCGACGGGGTTGATGAGCAGATCCTCGCCGATCTGCTTGTTGTATTTATCGAAAATGCCCCGGACGGTGAGCGTGCAGATGTATTCGTCGTATTCTATCAGGCCGGTGATGACGCCCTTGAAAATGATCTCTTTTTTTGAATCGGCGAGCCCCTCAAACCATTGATACAGGGTGGCGATGACATTCTCCGGGGGGTCCGCATCGGTGAAATTGTCGGAAAACCGCGGGCTGGTCGAATTGATCAGCGTCAACTGCAGGTCGGCGATCTCGATGGAGCCCAGCACGCCGCTGCCCGGAGTCTGCTTGATCGAGGTGTCGACAAAACCCCACGATTTTACAATGCCCTGGTGGGCGGAGCCGCCCGATGGGGTAACATCCCGATCCGAGATATAGGCAGGCGTGGCGAAACCGAACGTCAGCAGGTTGATCGGCTTTGGGCCGTCGGCTCGTTTGTTTTTCTCGGTTATAAAATCGGCGTTAAAACTTCGCATGAGGCCTCGGTTAATTTCCCGCCTTTTCGCTTTCCGTAACCGCGGCCAGGGTCTTTTCCAGGCTGTCTTGCGCCTGCGCCTGCGCATCCTCGGCCTCGATTTCCTCTTTATAAAGCGCCACAACCAGTTGATTTACCGTGCCCACATGGGCCTGCAGCAGACGATAGAGTTTCATCGGTCCCATAATTAAATCTCCTCTCGCAAATGTATCGTTCCGGAATACAGTTCGTGCGCCACTTCGCGCAGCGGGTTCCTGGTATCCAGTAGGCGGACGGTATGCGCGACGCCGTCCTCATCGGTATAGGTGAATGTATTCAGCGGCCCGACGGCGATATTCAGTAGCCAGTCGCTGAAATTGTTGTAATCAGCCAGGCTGCCCCGCTCGATCGCGATGTTGAAGAATTTTTCTTCGATGCCCTTGTCGTAGGCGTAGAGCTGCCCGCCCTCGCTGTAATCCACGGGCACGTTGACCTGGCCGGGATCGTCCAAAGGGTAACTCCGGCCTTTGGAAAACGTGAAGGTATCAACGCCCTTGGTAAAGATGATGTTAGGCATGGCCGATCTTCTCCAGTTCCGGCCGGACGAATGTCCGGACAATGTATCGCCAATCCTCATCACCGCGCGGCGCCGCCGACTCCGGGAGATGAATATGGATGTCGCCTATCCGGACGGTGCGGGATTCGGCCGGCCTTGACCCCGCTGCCGCAGGCGCGGGCGCGGGCGACGACGGGAAATAGTTGTTGGTGCGGACGATGTCCCGGTAACGCTCGACGGACTGCCTGTCCGAATTTCGCAGGGGCGGGCTATCGTCGCCGGCAGCCTCATAGTCGTCGCCGCCGAGGGATCCGGCCGCGCCGCGCAGGACGCTTTGCCGGCGGATCTGGGCGGATGCCTGCTCCGGCACCACGATCTCGCCCTGGTGGAGGCGATAAAGGCCCGTGCAGGGAACGTAGGGCGTGCCGGTCGCGTAGGAGGCGATCGGGGACTCGCCGCCGGCAGCCGCCGTTTGCGAGGGCAGGATCAATTCGCCGCCGCGCAGGACGCTCTGCCGGCGGAGCTGGGCGGATGCCTGCTCCGGCACCACGATCTCGCCCTGATGGAGGCGGTAGAGGCCCGTGCGGGGAACGTAGGGCGTGCCGGTCGCGTAGGAGGCAATGGGGGACTCCCCGCCGGCAGCCGCCGTTTGCGACGGCAGGATCAATTCGCCGCCGCGCAGCACGCTCTGCCGGCGGATCTGGGCCGATGCCTGCTCCGGCACCACGATTTCGCCCTGATGGAGGCGGTAGAGGCCCGTGCGGGGAACGTAGGGCGTGCCGGTTGCATAGGAGGCGATGGGGGACTCGCCGCCGGCAGCCGCCGTTTGCGACGGCAGGATCAATTCGCCGCCGCCCGAACCGCCGATGGATCGGTAAATCGTCGTGATATTGATCGTCTTGTCATGCAGGCCGGCCAGCGCCATCGAAATATCGTTTACGACCGGCGTAACCTGGTCGTTGCCGCTGATCGTGACGACTTTTTGCATGGCGGCGATCTGCGCCTCCAGCTCCGCGATGACGCTCTGGATGCTCCGGATCGATGCCACGGCTTCTTCGGCGGACTGTTTCAGGACGTCGCCCCAGGCGCGATCGGCCTCGATCTGCTTCTGTTTTTCGATGGCGAGCCCGTCCAGGGCCTGCCTCTGCAAATTTGTGGCCGCCTCGATGTCCGAGATGACGGAATCGACGATCCTCTTCCCGGTCATGATGGTATTGGTTTGCGTCCCGAAAACGATGTTTTGCCCGGTCTCGGTCACGCCCTGGCTCCAGCTCTGGCCAAACGAGACCAGACTCTGCTTGTATTCCTCAAGGGCCTTGATCTGTTCCTGTCCGGAGAGCTTCAGCGCCGCCATATATTGATCGTCGATGGCCGTTTTTTGAGACTGATATTTCTGCCCGGGCGTCATGCCGATCTCCTGGAGGCTCCGAATCTGCCCGGCGGTGCTCTTCTGCAGGTCCGCCCGCTGCCGGTAAAGGGCGTTCAACTCTTCAATATGCTTCTTTTCCTGCTCCGCGTTCTTCTCGATCATGCCCTTCAGGGAATCGTAGTACGATTCATAGCTCTGCAGACGCTCTTGCAGACTCTTCTTATCCTGCTCCGCGACTTTTAAAATTGCATCGGCCTGGGCCTTCACGCTCACAGCAGCAACCGACTGGACATTGCGCAGGCCAACCTCGGCATCGGCGGCGATGGATCCCGTCGCGCCCGCCGCCACGGCCTTGGCTTTGGCGATCGCGCTTTCCAACCCCTCCCAAAATGTCTGCATCTTTGCGGTGGCGCTTCCGGAAGGCGCTGTGGGAATGTTCAAGGCGGCGCCGGCGCTTACCTGCGGATTTTCCATATTGAATTTGGCGAGGTAATCCGCCAGGGATTTTCTATCCATCGATGCGAATTCCCCAAACTTCAACCGGCCGGACGCGACCAGGCCCAGCCCCGCCGCTGAATTTCGCACGGTCTGCAACAGATGCATTGCCGCGGTCAAAACGACCGCCCCCTTTTTCCCGTAGATAAAGGCTCCGATCAAACCGCCGTCGCGCACCCACTCGGGGAGAGACGAAAACGCGCCCCACAACCCGGAGAGATATTCGCCCACTTTCGGCACATATTCGGCGAACCAGTCATATACGCCCGCGGCGGCCATCGTGATTTTCTTGAATGACGCAACGACGCGGGAGGCAAGATCGTCGGCCCACGTCTGAAACGACCCATCCTTGATCATATCGTCCATCTTGCTCGTGAAATTGGTCATCCCGGCTTCCAGGGCCGTCATTACTCCCGAATCCATGACGCGGCGCTGAAATTCCGTCCAATATCCCTTGATCGCTTCCATCAGACCGGCGTATTTCTTCTGAATCTTATCGGATTGGCCGCCGAAACGTTCCGCCAGACCCTCCATCACAGCCTTAATGATCGTTCCCGCGCTGACCGACTGGTTGCCGATATCCTGGATTTGGGCGCCCGTCAGTCCCAGTTTTTCCTTGAGGATCTCAAACACCGGGACGCCGCGCTCAGCGAGCTGCATGAGTTCTTCGGCGCTGCCACGGCCCTTCGACTGAATCTGCCCGAGCGCCCGGGCGATGCCCTCCAGCGTGTCGGACTGGCCGCCGAGGGCGGATGTGGTGTCCACAAGCGTGGTCATGTCGGCGATCGACGGTTTCAGCCCCATCGCCCGCATCATGATGAATGACTGGATCGCCTTCTCTGTGTTGACCGGCATGACCATAGCCCACTCGTTCAGCCGCTTGAACCAGGCCTCGCCGTCGCCTTTGGTAACCGTATCGAGGGAAAGTTTCATTTTGTCCATCGATGCGCCGGTTTCCACAAACCCTGCGGCGAGGCGTTCCACGCCCCATCCGACAAACGCGGTCATCGCGAGCGTCTTCAGGCTCAAAACGCTATTTTTCACCCGCTCGACCGATCCACCCAACTTATCCTGAAAGCTGGTTGCCAGATCGCGCACGCGACTCGCGGAGATGGTAGACATCTGCTTCACCTGGTCCGTCAAATTGGACGAAAACTTCGTCACCTTTGCGGAGCCGCGGTCGTCTACCTCAAGGACCAGTTGTATGGTGTTGGCGTTGGTGCCCATGCTATCCTCGCGTTATGCCGGCAGTTCCCAGGCCAGGATTTCCACGCTGGCCAGGTCGACCGGGATCGGCTCCCGGACGATCGCCGGCTTTCCGTCCCCGTCGACGGATTCCGTCTCGGAGAACTGCCTCGCCGGAACCGTCAATTCGGCCATCTGCCAGTAGTGATCGCGATGGGGATCCATGGAGTATTTCTTGTTGTCGTCGAGCCAGATCCGGACGGTTTCGCCGGCCCGGGTCGAAACGTCGATCGTCTGTTTCGCGACGCGGCCCAGGGAGCAGTCAAAGGCGGCGATCTGGACCAGCCCGCCTTCCATGATCGTTATTTTGGGTAGTTTCTCAGCCATCGTCCAACCCCTCCTTTATGCGTGCGGGATGATCGTGTAGTGAAACGCGGTCACCGCGGCTCCGCTGTTGTAGATCACCACCGTGTTGTTGGCCTTGGAAAACCAGACCTCGCCCAGAAACCCTCCGGCATCGGCCGTGGGGTTCACAATCACCTGGTAATTCTGGTGACCGTAGTTGTGGGTGATCGTCCGGCCGGACGCGCCGTTGAACGTAGACGCCGTGGGTTTCAGGTCCTCGTCCTGGGTGAACAGGGCGAGCGTCGCGACGTTCACCGGAGTGCTCGATATGATAGTCAGTCTTGCCATGTTTCCTCCTCGGCCGCCTTGCCGTTGCCGGCCTCAATCCCCGTTTTTATGTTGTCTGCGGCTTTTGCGCCGCCTCCCATTCCGCGATAATGGACGCGATCAGAAACATCTTTTCGAGGAGCGTCTCCGCCTCGAACGCGCTCAACTTCATTTCCGAAAATCCAAAAACCGTTTCGGCCCCGAGGAGCTTGATTTTCTTATACAGGTCATATGCCTGGTCATTCTCCGGAAGCAACTCGACCGCGCCTGTGGGGCAATGCCCTTTTTCGTCGCATGGCGGATCACGATCATCCTCCTCATACCTGGAGCGGCAGGCCACGCAGGAATCGCGGTGCGCCAGCTCCCAGGAGAGGAAATCCCTCAGTTTTTTTCAGGATCTCCATTTTCCTCGTCTTCGCCCGTGCCGCCGGTCAGGGCCACGATTTCGCTGAGGACCTCCTCGGGCAGCTTCAGGGCCAGGTCCGGATCGTATTGGACATCCTTCCCCTTCACCTGGACATTGCTCCAGCCGATGATTGCCGCGGTGACCAGATCGCTTGTAACCGCGTTCCAGTCGGTCTTTCCGCGCTTCGTATGTTTTCGGACGATCGCGCTGCGCTTGGCGGTGGAGATTCGGCGATAAAAAATCTTCGACCCGGCGTTTTCGTAGGTCAATCGTTCATCATCCTGGACAATCTGTATCGGCATTTGCGTTTCCTCCTTATGTGGTCATCGGGTTTGTGGCCAAATCGTTCTGGATCTGGATCAGCAGCTCTTTTCTCGCCTGAGTCGGAAATCCCGCCGGCTCCGGCACATCATCGCCGCCGTACAGCTCCGCGGTGAACGTGCAGGTCACCGGGATCAGCGTGGGGCCCTTGACCGGGGCGTCGACCTTGTCGAACCGGATCATGGGCAGCCAAATCCACAGGGTGCGATAATGCCCGGTCACCCCGATTTGGGATCCCGTAAATTTCAGCATCGCCATTTTCGCGGCCTGGTCGTCCAGGTCGTCCAGAAAATCATCATTTTCGTAGCGCGGGATGGCGAACGATCCGGTTACGATGCGCTTTGCCTCCCGCCGGGGCTCGGCGATATAGAGGCCGGACAGGCTGTCGCGCTCGATTTTCAGCTTGTTTTCCAGCTTGATTTCAAAGGCGTTGACCCCGATCGCATTCGACGAATCGAGCGCCGTCGACGTTGAATAGTCGCCGATCCAGAGCACGAGATCCTGAAAGAGGATGGAGAGCCAATCCGTCCCGGGAATGTCCCATGCGGCGGATGAAACGTTCACCGCGCTGGCCCGGTCGAGCGCGTATGGCGCCAGGTCCAGCGCGATCCGGACGCCCTTGGAATCGCCCTTGATCGTGATGGTCTGGATCATGGCGGAGGCGTGCTCCCAAATCGATATCGCCTTGTCGATGCAAAGCGTGCCCCGGCGGACTTTCTTGTCTCCGGCCAGCAACCCGGAATTCGCCAAAACGCCGTCGCCGGCTTCCCAACTTTCCGCATGGAGGTTTTCCCCTAATTCGACGGTATGCTTGTAAACCCCCGCCGCGATCGTCGCCGGGGAGCCGCTGTAGTTGCAAAATCCGAGAGCAGAGGAAAAAATAGATTCGATCCCGCGGTATACCGCCTCAATCTCGATTCCGCCCTGGACGCCTTTCCCGGTGACGTCCGCCTGTCCGGCGCCGGCCTTGTTGCGGATCGTGGTGTCCGGCTCCTTGGTCAGATCCGGATTCAACGATTCACTGATCAGCGGGGCCTGATTTCCCGCTCCGCAGGCGGACGGGGTTCCATAATCGGACTGGAGCGCCTCGCGCTTCCACGCCGTTTTTGAACTGAATCCGGCTCCTTGCGACATGCTGCCCTCCGTTTATACCAGCGGCGACGCGGCCGTATCGTTGGTGACCGCGATTTCGATTTCGTCGGTCAGCGTGAAACTCGCCGAAACACTCCCCGGATCCCTGTAGCAGGAGCACTGGATCTTCTGCTGGATCAGGCTGGGGCCGCCGATCGCCGCATCCGCCTTATCGATCTTGATTTTCGGCAGGTGAATGGCGAACGAATAGCTCCCGGAGGTGAAGGTCAGGGAGGCATGCAATGCCGTGTCGTTGTCCCGCCAGCCCAGATAGGTGTCGGCTTCGTACCGCGGCACGGTGAAGTTGAATTTCACCTCACGGAACCCGTTGCGCTGCGGCTCCAGGATGGTCAAGGCGCGGTTGTCGAAATCGTCCAGCTTCAGCTTGTTGCCGACCGTGAGATCGAACTGGCTGATCCCCGCCTCGGTGACTCCGGAGAGGGCGGACGCCTGCGCGGCGATCTTGAATTCCAGGTCGGAAAACATGATTTTCGACGCAACATCGTCCGTGTCCAGGGCAAGCATGATCACGGAGGTATTGGTCGCCGATGCCAGCGACAGCGATTTCGCGGCGCCGCTCACCTCGATATCGAGGGGCTTGTTCGCCTCGCCGGAAATCTTCAGCGTGTCGATTTTATTGCCCGAATACTCCCAGACCGAGACGCCCTTGTAGACGGCCGCCGTGTATGAATAGGAGAGATTTTCCGCCGGTGAATACATGCCGTCGTAGAGATCGCCGTTGGCCGACGGCGCCGCCGCCGCGCCCAGGGCGATCGCAATCAGGAGATCGAGATCGCTGTAGGTCAGCTTACACGGAATCGTGAACGGAAACATCTTGTTCCCCGCTACAGACGACCCCTGCCCCGCCTTGCCGCGGAGCACCTCGTCCATGTGCTTCTCCAGATCGTTGCCGAAATTTTCGGAGACGAACGGGATCGCCTTCGTGACGGCCGCGACCGTGCCGTATGCGGGCTCTTTGACTACACCCAGAATGCCTTCAAAACCTTTGCCTAACGACATAACGACCTCCTTTTGCCGGCGCTCAATAGCGTTCGTAGCGCATGCTGATGATTTTCATCTGAATTCCTTCGATCTCCTCGCCCGCCAGGATCTCGCTTTCCGTCTCGCTCTCCGGCCATGCGGAATCCACAATGCCGTCCAGCCTGTTCGATTTGAGAATTCCCCTGATATCGGCGGCCACATCGAGAATCCCTTTTAGCTCGGCGGATTCATCGCCCATGATCGCCGCCTCGGGTTTTGCCAACTGCACGTAGGGAATCACCTTGACGCGCAGCGTATCGTTTTCCTGGCTCTGCGTGGCCACCGCGTAGGAGATCGGCCCGTCCTTAATCCCGATAGCCGGGAACACAAGCGATTCAGGGATGAGCAATTCGTTCTCGGTAATGAAGACGTCGGCATCGCGCACGTAATCGAGATCTTCGCTTTCCTGCAACGCCGTCTTGATTGCCGACAACAAAGCTTTCATTTTCAATAACCACGCATTTTATCCCGGGTGAAAATACGGGTTCCGCTCTCCATTGCCACGCTGTCGGTGGTGGTGACCGGCTCGGGCGCCGAAGCGCCGAGACTTACTCGCCCGCTGCTCACATTCCGCAAAAACCGGATGGCGTTGTCATAACGCGCCTTGCGGTCATCGGAGGCGCCTTTCCTCCGGGCAAAAAGGTTATAGATGGCGATGTCTACGGAAAATTTCCTGATGATCGGCGGCACGGGCGACAGCGGAACCGGATATCTCTCGGCGCAATACCCGTTGATTTCTCCGGCCGCATTCTCGATTTCCTGCTCAACGATGGCGTCATCGACAGCGCCGACATTGGCGTCGTCCGTCAACTGAATGAGCACAGTCTCGGCGACCTGTTTGAGGATGTCGTCCTTCGTGCAGTAGAACTCGGGCATTACCGTTTGCCTTTCTTGCCGGATTTGACCGGTTCTTTGCCGATTTCAGCCGCTTTTTCCTCCATCGCCTGTGCGGGGAGCGGCTCGGAAGGCGGCGGGGCAGACTCTTTCGTCTTTGCCGGGACGACCTCGACAATCAGCATCGGCTCGGCCTTGAGGATTGCGAGCTGCTCGGGGGTAAATTTATCGTCCGGATATTCAACCGTTTTCTCCGCGTGGGCTATCCCACAGCGCCGGAAGCCGGCTTGTTTGCTTTTGATTCGAATCATGTGAGTCTCCTTTCAATAGGGCTCATCGCGGCCACCAGAGACAGCTTTTCAACTCTGTCCCTGGTGGCGCGGTTCCCCGTTATAACAGCCAGGGACAAACGACAAGCTGGGTCGTTTTGTACCAGATATTCGATTCGCCGCCGGTCTTGTTCATCTTCTCGACGATCTCCATCCCTGCGGTCCTGTTTGTGCCGCCCACTACCAGGTGGGTGGCCGAGATGCCCAGGGGAACGTCCTCATCGTTTTTCAGCGCCCTCATCGCATCGCCTCCCGCGATATAGTTGGCCTCGCTGAGTGTATCCTTCGAACCGTACGCGAGCTGCCAGAGGGCAAACCCAACGTTCTTCCTGTCATCCACGCCATACACGTATTCGTTCCGCATAAAAGCGCGCTCGTCGGTCGGCCGATCCTGAGCCACGAAGCGGGGCGGCCTGCGCACCTGCAGGATGACCGGCTTGATATACCGGGAGAGATCGAGCAGAAACCAGGGATTGCCCCCGCCGCCGCCGGTGTTCGATACGGAGGCCCCCTTGACCGGGTGGTCGGTGTCGAAGAAATACTGACCGTCATAGCAGGGGGTCGAGAACCCCGCAGCGAGGAGCGCGAACGCCAGAATGTCGGGATGGATCTTGGCGCCCCGCCCCAGTTCGGCGATCATCGGGGTATAAATTCCGATTTGATCGTCCTCGATGTGGTCCGCATTGACCGCTACGGTCGCCTCGAACCGCTTGTTCCGGACGACGTAATGGTGAGCGGAGAGATCCTTTATGACGCGATCTCCCAGCCACTCCTGCATCATCGGGAGAGAGCCGAGCCAGGTATAGTCCACAAACGCCCCCGCAGAGGGAGCGCGCATGGCGATCAGATCGACCATGCTTTCGGCCTTATCCAGGGCCTGGTTAAAAATGGTGCTGAACGTGCCGTAGATTCCGGCAATCGCTGCCTGATTGATGATCATGTTCAATTCCTCCTTTAATCTGAATGTTTATGGTGTGGGCGCGGCGCTCCGCACCCGGCCGCTAACGGGGAAGTTACGACGTCAGGATCTTCTTCTTGTATTCGATCCAGGCGGCGAACATGATCACGTCATCATCTGTGAGCGTCCCGTCCTTCGGCTTGATGGTGAGCTCGATCGCCGAGGGGTAGGCGGCGAGATCCGCAAGCGCCAGGGTCCGCGTCACGTGTTGGATTGTTTTCGCCACGGCGTTCGTCATCGCGTCGGTATCCCCGCCGAAATCGTCGTCGGCGTCATAAGCCGCGCCCACTACGTTGTTGTAGACTCCGACGGTGAACTTCGGGAGGTCCGTCGCCGTCGCCCCGGTCTTGGCCGCCAGGATGTGGAGCACCATGTTGGCGGTAATGTCCGCCTCGGGAGGCACCGCCACCTTGATGCCTACCGGCGGGCCGGGGGTGGCGTGGTTGTTCCACCGGATGCCGAGCCCCTTGGCGGTTACGCAGTAGCCGCCGGTGACGCTGTCCGCGCTGACGAACGCCGCCAGGGCAACCCCGGCGGAATCGATAGCCGGCGTGGGAATATTGATGATTCCCTTGGCGGATTTCAGGTGCTGGTAGATCTCCGCGAGGGCGGCTTCCACCTGGGCCGCTGTGGTGAAGTTGCCCGAGTCGAGCAAGGAGATCGCCGAGGCGGCGTGGGCGCCGCTTCCGTCGGCAATGTGGGTGGCCACGTCCGCCTGTCTGATCGCCGGCTCGATGTCGATAAAAGCGTGAGTCGTATCGACGTATTCCGCGATCACGCCGCAGAAGATCCCGTTGCTGACGTTTCCGATCAGATCGACCGTCTGATCATCCACGAGGAATACGTTGTCGCCGACATTGGCCTGGGTGATCGCCGTCCCCAGTGTCGTCTTGATCAGACCGCGGCGGCGGGCGATCGCGGTGGCCGCGCCGTTTCCGGAAGTGCTCGGGACGTAGGTCCTCGATACGCCCTGGAAAATAAGCCCAGCCGTATCGGCCCCGGGAACGCCCCATCCCGTCGCGTCCACACAAAGGAACGAACCTGCGAAGATTTCGGTCGCCGTCTTGACCGGCACGGGCACCTCCACCCCTTCCTTGTATTCAAGTTTCTTATCCGCCGCGAGCGCGCCAAAGGCGAACATCAGACCGGTCGCTCCTGCCTGCCATCCGAGAATTGCGGCCATCGCGGCGGAAAGGCAAACGAACAGCATGATGCAAAAGATCGCCATGCTTCCAAACCATTTGTCGATAAACCTCTTCATTTTTTCCTCCTGAATTCCGGGCATCAGCCCACGTTGTGTAGTTTTTTACCTGGTTACCGACCCACCGGACTACTGCCCCTTCGGACCGTACTTTTTGAACGTGTCCTCATCGACGCCGCACATGGCGTTGATCGTTTTCTGCGAATCGTCGAGGCCTCTGCCGGGAACATCCTTCGCGATAACGATCTCCCTCACCGGGATCACGCTGCCCACCGGGCGCGACAGCACGATCAACTTGAACGATTCCGGATTCTTCAGCGCCAGATCGCGGCCCCACTTTTCGAGCTCGTCCGGGCTGGTCTTGCCTTCCTTGAGGGCCAGCGTCACCAGATCCTGCTGCTCCATCGCGGTCAGCTTGGCCGTCAACGTCGCGACTTGCTGGCTGAGCTGCACGGCCACGTCGCCCGGCGCCTTCAGGGAGGCGACGATCCGGAGGACCTCATCCTTGTTCGCGCCCTCTTTGGCGCCGACGGCCTCCAGGATCTCCTTGCAGGCCACGACGGCCGGTCCTTTCAAAGCCCCGATAATCCGGACGACCTCATCCTTGCCGGCGTCCGCCTTCGCTCCGATCGCCTCCATGACCTCCTTGCAGGCCACGACGGCGCCGCCGACCTGCGCCTTCGCGACAACCTGGGTTGCCGCCTCCAGGACCTTGTCTTCCCCGTCATCCGCAGCCAGGCCGAACATCTTCCGCAGTTTTTCCAGCAAATTCATGTTTTCCTCCTTGTCTGTTCGCGCCTCCGCGGCGCAGTACTTTGCCACGATGGGCTGCAAGTGGTTTATTTTCGGGCTATTGGTCAGGGCTACATTGATCAGCCCCATAACCCGACCGTCCGCTCCCACGGCCATGACCGGGGAAAAATAACGATATTCGCGATTTGCCAAATATTCCTTGGCCTTCGCCGTCCAGTCCAGTCCGACGGTCCAGAGCCCCTGGCCGCCCTTCCAGACGAGATCCTTGATCCACCCGGCGGCGGGAGCCTGGGTATTCTCCAGGGTCTGATGCTCATAGTCGATCACCATGTCATTCCCGCGCCGCTTGAAATGTGCGATCACGGCTTGGGCCGCGGCTTCATCGATATAGGCCGGGTCCATGCCCTCGATCTCGATTTTCCCTTCCGGGAGCACCTGGAATTCTGCCGGCGCGACGCCCGCGAGATCCTTGAGTATGACCAGAATATTCTTCATGATTCCCTCTTTATCAGGTACGCGGTAATGATGCCGGTGATTTCGTCGCTGTTCGCGCGGCTCAGCCCCAGGAACGGCCGGGCAGGGATCCGGATATCGTGCTCGCCGGCGGAGAATTGCCGCGTCAAAACACGCCGGTGACTGCCCTTTGCGAAGATCAGCCCTTTGCCGCCGAAAAGATCCGTCCGCAGCAGATTGCCCTTTGCATCTGTCCGATGACGAACCTGCACACTGCGGGCTTTTTTATGAATCGCTCCGCCCAACTGGTGGATCGCCGCATAGGGCTCCGCCGACCCTACGACCAGGGTGGAATTGCCGAGAAGCTGATACCGGATGCGTCCCCGCAGGCGGCCGGACTCCGTCAGGATCTTCGGGTGCTTCTTTCTGCGCCTGGTCGATGCAGCCAACGGCGGCCAGGGCGATCCGTCCGGCGCCGGCCCCTCGCGGTTGAAGCGCTCTTCGGTCTGGAGCAGGATGCGCTCGCCGACGATCTTCATGGCCGCCGCAGGATTTCCCATGCGTCGCGAAAGCTCTTGCAGGGAGTTCAGGACCTGCCTGTCGTCGATTTTTATCCTGACCATCTCAGCCATTTTCCGGCTCCGAATATGCCGCGATTTCCGCCGCCAGCTTGGCGGCGATGTCATCGGGGAGGCGCGCGATTGCGTTCCTCAGGATCGTATGCGTCTGTTCCGCATAAGCCTTCCCCACGTTGTAGCCCCAACCTTTATCGATGCCGACCGGCTCGCCGGTTTCGGGGTCGATCGGCGAGTCGGGAGATTTCCCCTTAGCTCCGGCGGCCTGCCACTCTTCTTTCGTGGCCGCGAATATCTTACATTTACAGCCCCAGCCGTTCGGCACATAATGCGTGCCCCACCAGGGATCGCCAGCCGGCAGGGTTATGCCGTGCCAGGAGAGATGGATCGGCCGCGGCACTCGCGAATCGCCGTGACGGTAAACGAGATAGCCATAGAATCTGGTCACGTCCGGATCTGCGAGCTGCTGCCAGCGACCGGCCGCATACGACGTGCTGATGTTGGTGTCGTAGATGACCCGGGAGCGCCAGTTGCGGCCGCCCTTGTAGCTCCATCCGTGCTTCGCGACGATGTTGTCAAAATCTTTCCGGAAATCCGCGAGCGTCACGCCGCCGGCGATGGCCTGGTCGACGGCGGCGCGGAAATCGGCCAGAAGATCCGCCTTCATCGCCCCGGCGATCATGAAGCCCTTGGCGTGTTGCGCGTGCCAGAGATCGTCCCACTTGCGCGTCGGAACGTTCAACTTCTTGCGAAAGAACGCGATCTGCTCTTCGAAGGGGAGGTTAAAGACGGCTTCAATGGTCATCTAAACCCCCGTTTCGTCGTGAATATCGGAGATGCCTGCCATCTCCGCCACCGCCGTCGCCCGGGCGATCAGGGCGCCGAGGTCCGCCGGGGACAGATCGCCCCACAGGCCGATGATCCGGTCGCGCAGATCCGCGAGGTCCCCGACACCCGGGTCCTCCACCAAAATGCGGATTGCCGCGATGAATTTATCCGTTGTTTCCTGGGCCTCCGCCGAAAGCCGGTCGGAAATCAGATCGGCCGCGTCTATATCGCCCCCAGAAGCGATTTGATCCGCCCTGGCCACTACCACCCTCGCCTCGGGGAGATCGCCCCTCCCGGGCCTTGTTTTGGCCGCCAGCACATCACTTCCTTCGCCTGGCCCGGCTGCCGGGGCCGAGGGCTTTAGCGCCGTCTCGCCTTTTTGCGGGAGCGGGATTTTGAATCGCGCGGAGACGTGTTCCTGGGAGATGGGCTGCCCGATATCCGAGGCGCCTTTGTAAACCTTCATCAGGCTTTCCAGGTCCTCCGGTTTTTCGTAGAGAAGGTTGAACCAGGGGAGCGGCTTATCCCAGCCGAAATTCCACCCCACGAGGGGCCGGATGATCTGATGGCGGATTGTCTTGCCGACGGACTCCGAATCGGCCTTGATCAGGTCATGGCGGACCCTGTCCTGGGCATCCTCGTTGCCGAGCTTGCCGGGCGTTCCCTCTGTGGTCGCCGTCTGGCCCAATATTGCCTTGGATACCTGTTTGTCGCAGATGTTCACCAGGGACTCATAGATGTTGTTCGACCCGGCGTTCTTGACAGCCTCGACAAATTCAATCTCCGTATTCTGGGAGATGATTCCCGCGGCGTCGACTCCCAGGGAGCGGATCGCCGCATACAGGGCGTCCTTGTCTTCCTTGGTCGCTCCGGGGCTGTATTTGCCCAGGCGCAGCGGCATCCCGAACGTTTCTGCGAAGGCCACCCAATCCTTGAACGCATAATTTTTGAACAGAAACATCCAGGCGCAAACCCGGAGCACACCCGCGCGCGTATCGTAGCCGGAGCGGGCCTTGTAGCGGTGGTAGACGAGCGTGAACGGTGGCAGCATCTCGCCGTTGATCGGCTCCGCCTCCGTCAGAATCCGCGGATATTCGTAGCTCTTGGCCCACATGTTTGCGCCGCGCTCGTAGAAAATTGCTTTTTTCGCGTGGATCCACTCGATACGGCTGATCAGGGCCGCTTTACCGCCGGATGTATCCCATGAATTCTTCAAACAGGAATAACCCTTGCCAATCGCGTCGAGCATGTCCAGGAGGGCATCGTCAAAACTTTCGAGATTGAAAATGCAGTCGGCGACAAAATCCCGGATCTTTTTGTCTTCGGCGCTTTCTGAATAGGGCGTAATTTCATAATCCAGGCCGTGGACGGCGTTTTTGCGGGTCTGCAACTCGCTGAAAAGATGGGTATCCTTCTCTTCCATCTCCTCAAAGAGTTCGGCCTGACGGGAAACATCGCCCGCGTCGGCCTCCTTGAAGATGACGGCCAGCCGCTGCGGGGTGAGCCCGCCCGACGGGTAATTGCTCCATCGATCCCGGATTGCGGCGACGGCGATCTCCCGGGTCTCCGGCTGCCGGCCTACCTGGATCTCGCGCCCGAATTGATCGTAAAGCGTTGCCATCAGTACGCCCCCCGTTGCATGAATGAACCTGCGGGAGAAT